GCACCACCTACAGCGGCTGCGGCTGCAGGGAAAAGGTACACAAACCCGGCGGCTATGCCAGCCAGCAGCATCGGTGGCCCGATGGATTGCGGGATCATCCGGGCGCCTCCGGCTAGAACGTGCAGGACAGGGTTCTTCTTCCACGCATACTTGGTCATCATCTCCGGGTTTTCACGTTCCTGCTGGTCTACCCAATCGGTGATGCCCAAGCCTGTATCGTAGAAAGACTGCCCGGGTTCGCTGACATACTTCATGGCGTCGCCAAGCATGCGCGGGAGATCCGCCGTAGCGCCCCACTTGAGTTGGCGTCCTATCTCTAGGGCGCCTTCGATGGGGTCTATTGATCCGCTGCGGTTGGTGTCGGCTGGCAGGTAATCTCCGCGCAGGGCGGCGCGGGTCTTATCTGTGAAGGGACGAGCGACAGTCTTGAAAGCATCAAGATAGTCGCTTGTGGTAGCGACTTTCTGCGGAGGTGCCGCAAATGCGCCAGAATATTCTTCTATAGATGGCATCAGTCAACTATCATACCTTGTTTTTTATAGTAATCAATAATTTCTTTGGTTGGTTCCGGCTTGCTGTTGTCTTTCGACCATTGAATAAATTCTTCTTCAGTCATGGTTTTGCTGGCAGTTGCCGATGTTCCTGCCGTGGCCGCATTGACCGGGTTGGCTAGCGATAGCTTCTCGTTGATTAACCCGATGGTTTCATTGATAACAAGTTTCCTCGCTGGGGTGGCCGTCTTTAATTCGGCAGCAAGTCTGGCGCGCCGTTCAACCCAATGGTCTGTTTCTGCTGTTACTTTTTCGGGGTCAGACATGAACGCATCTTCGGCTTCTCCTGCCATTGGCAGTAGGTCGCGGAGCTTATCATGCAGTTTGTCGGCAGCTTTAATTCCAATTCCAGTTTTTTCTGCAATCCATTGCACGGCTTCAGTACCGCCTCTGAGCATATTTGGAGATAATAATGCCCCAATCGGGTTTCCGGTAATCGCTTGTAGTAACGTGAATTCTTTGCTCGTAAGTTTTTCGCGCAGCTTCTGCGTGAACGATTGTGTGCTTTTAATTAACGGACTTTCTATTGTTATGTCCCGCATTGCTCGTCCAGCCTGTTCGGATATTCTTTCTGTGGCCAGCCCCGGTCTAATGGCCTTGATTTCCGAGGACACCCCTTCGTCCATTACTGGCCCCGGCTCAACTCCGGGTACAATCTTCTCCAGTCCGTTGGCCGTCTTCCATCTCGCAAATGCTTCCGGGTTCGCCGTGTTCTTTTGCATATCCTCCAATGTCGACAAGCTCATGCCAGCCAGCCAGTATTGTTTCGCGGTTGCAAGTGGCACCATTTCTATGGTTTGCTTGGTCAGCGTCAAATCTTGCCGTGGCGTTCCCATCATTGCCTCTGGCCCAAACGGGTTATACTCCGATTCCGTTCTAACGGACGACAATAGAGGAACCATCATGTTGTTCATGAGTGTCGTCTGTGTGAGCATGGGGTCAAATAGTGCGAGCTGTGCTGCCCTCTGATCGTCTTTCGGCAATGATGTTGCCAGCTTCGTTACTGATAGTCCGGTTCGCTTTTCCCATCTCTTTGTTTCCTTGTTCATCTCGTCGACTATGATCTGCCTTGCGCCGGGGTCGCTTTGGTTATCAGCCTGCATCTGCAGGTTGGCCCTGTTTATTATCAGGTCATTATACGCTTCGTCGTGTTCGGTCATTATGCCGAGCGACTTGGCTTGGCGTACCTCTTGCCCGTATAATCGGTTGGCTTGGAGCTGGTCGGTTGCTAAACGCGTCGCGCTGTATTTTGTGGCATTCTCCGCTTTCATTTGTTCGACAATCAAAGCGTGGCGCGTACTCTCTCGTACCGATGCTTCCTGCGCGAGTGCCGTCGATGTTTTCTGCGCGTCGATTGCGGCCTGAGTCTGCTTGATCTTGATGGCGCTCAGCGCGGATTCTTCGTTACTCTTTTTAATCGACTGACTAAGACCAATACCAGCGACGACACCCTGCATAAGTTTCTGGCCGAAACCTGACCAGTCTACAACCGTGGTTCTTGCATCGGGATAGCGCCGTGTGTCTTGTGGTTTTAATACCGGAAAGGCCATGATCATCTCCTGTGATTAATAAAAACTTACCGCATTGCTGCCGTAATCCATAGCGGAGTTCATATAATTGCCTGCTGAATTAAGCGTATTCATTTGCGATTGCGAGCTAAAGACCTCCTAACAAACCGCCACCAGCCACACCAAGTGCCTGCATGCCAGCACCAGCCAACCCCCACCAGTTCTGTGATTGCGCGGCGTTCTGCTGTTGCTTGAACATCTCTTGATTCCACGCCATATTATCCTGATACATTCCGTAGTTCATCATGGACTGCGCCTTGGCGTACTGCATCTGAGTATTGGACTGGTTGATTCCGGCTGATACTCCGCCCATCTGAGCTGCGGATTGAACACCGGCTGCAGGTTGCATCATAGTCTGTCCCATGATCGACGATAAATAGTTGCCGGCAATGCCCGGGATATTGGCTTGTGACGGTGCGTATGGTGTTGGAGTCATCATTACGTTCTGGTAGATATTTGGAGTGGCTACCGGAGCTGTCATCGCCTGCGTCATCCCCATCAGGGCTGGCATCTGTGCTTGGCCGGCCTGCAGGTACCGCAAACGCTCGATGCCAAGGTCACGGAGCTGGGCGTTTTCCAGCGAAGGTCCGTATGTCCCTGAGCTGAGTCCTCGTTCGGCACCGGCCTGTGCCAGTTCAGACTTGACCACGTCCGGCAACTGCCCTGAAAGCATTTGGTCGACAGTCTTCTTGTAGTCGCCAGCGGTTTCCCTCATACCCGGCATGGCCGCTTCCATTGCACCGTAAAATTCATCGGCATTAAACTTGTTTACGTCACTGACCTGCCCCATTATCCATTTGTTTGATTCGGCTGCTTCGCCGCGCATGTTGATGTTAAAGTCTTTTGACATCTCGGTGAGCCAGTTGTTCATCGCGTCAGCTTGCCCACGTGACGCCTCGTCATAAACTTGTCCTGCCGCAATGCCCTCTTTTTGTGATTCCGGCCAGTACCTGTTGAACTTCTCCTCATTCATCGTGGAGATTTTTTCGTACATGTCGGCCATTGCGCTGTACATTTCATCGTAATCTACTTGGGCTGTTTCAGGAACCTCCAAAAGTGCATCTGTGGTTTTTTCTTTCCAATTCGCTTTGTATAACTGGTAGGCGGCGTTCTTTTCGTCGTCGCTCTGTGATGCAACATTCGGATGCTTCGCCATATATTCTTCATACGTCAGCATGATTTACATTACTCCTTGAAGTGGCACCGGCATTGAGGATTCGATGTCGATATGGTTGCTTTGCGGTTCGATGTCATCCACCTGTTCAAGCAATGTGTTCTTGGCAGATGTCTCAAATGCTTTCCCGGTCGAGAAGTCGCCTGCATCCAGCCTGCGGATGGCCTGCAGCATCATCTTGACCGCCGGCAGGTTCTGGATCAGCAAGGGGTCGGTGTCGTATGTCAATGGCAAGTAACGAAGCTTAACCAATGCTGTAGCGGTATATGGCGGTACCGTTGAAGACGCCGTGGTCGCGCAATTCGTGTAGGCCGCGCATGTGTCTTTGTATTCGCAAAGCTCACAGTTCGTCAGGCGTGATGTGCATTGGCATATCGATGTCACGCGGTACCGCCGATACGTCGGATTCATTTCGTCCGGGTGGTAGGTGGCCAAGTCATATCGCACCAGCGGGTCCGGCGCATAGGCCGAAAGGTAGACGTATCCGTTGGTCTTCGGTTTCACGACGCTGGTAATGGCAGAGAATTTGCTTACGGAGTAAGCGGGGAGATTCTTTCTAATCGCCACAAGTTCGCCCGGTTCTCCGTTCGTCCTGACTTCAAGGCCATTCTCGTCGTTGCCGATGATCCGGATGGCCTTGTCCTGTTCCTCGGCATTGGCCGTCACAAGTATCTGGCGCGCGGTATGCACGTCGCTGTGTGTGCAGAACCCATCGCCAAGGTCTATAAAGTCATTGTATCCGGATTGGTTACTGTCCATTGTCCCGGGGCCGTAGTTCAAAAACTCATACCACTTATTAAAGATGCCCACAGGACGGTCGTCGATGTTGACACGGCGTAGGCTTTGAATCTCGCGTGGCATTGTCAGGGTTCCGTTATTGATATAGAACCTAAATCTTGCCATGGTACCTTCTGCCGGTACCTTCGGCAGTAACCGCATGATGGCCTCGTTGATGGCGCTCACAACCTTCGGGTTGGTGGCGGTCAAGCCAGAGCCCACGAATGGCGCCAGAAACGTTCTTGCTTGGCCGAGGGTTATTCTCATACGAATGGTATCCAAATAATTCCAACGGCACTAAGCCTGAATTGAATGTTTCTTGCTGAATTTACCCATGCCGAAACACCATCCCAATAGTCGGGGTTGGAGCATGCTATAGAAAATGTAGAAGTAAGTGGAGTAACTCCCCAACTTAAATAGGCTGTTGGAAATAGGTCGTCATATTCCAGCATCACCGTCACCATCGGAGCCGATGCAAATACAGCGGTTCCGATGGTTGCACAAATGTTATCGTATGATAGCCCTGCAAGGTTAGTCACCCCAGCAGGAATATTCGTGTTTGTGGCCGGTGGATAAAGTCTGCTGATCAAAATCGGAGTTATAGATTCCCATCGGCTGTTTGCTGAATCTGGCCAGAACAATCCGTTAGGTGCATTGCCTGTCTTGGCCCACAATACGAAGTTTCGTATTGCCGCCGGAGGTTGACTTGATCTGGTGTAGATGTAATTCGCACCAACACCCGATCCTGTGGCCAGCGTGGTTCCATTGACGATAGCCGTTGCCGCCGGCGGTAGCGTTCCGTTGACCCATGCTCCGTCCCAGTAATGCAGGCCACGCGGTGTCGTGGCGTCCGTGGTTTTCAGCCAGAAAGGTATGTCGGCGTTGGCCGGTGCTGTAGCCTGACTGATGATCTCAAGTGATCCCGCTGGTATCGTGGTCGTCGTGAAACACGTCCATGCACCACTATCACTGTCGTATTTATACAGACCCTGTGGTGCGGTAACGGCTGTTCCGTCGGGAGTCAGGATGGCGTCCTCGCCATCGGTCTTCAGCCACAGTACGTTCAGGTCTGTGGGTGCGGTTGTTCCGCTTTCAACGCCTGGTCCGCCCATGAGTAACCAGACGCCATGGGTGGTGTCATACAGGTATAATCCGTGCGCTGAGACTCCTTCCGGTGTGAGAGCCTCGTCAGGCTTGAGCCACACGTTATCAATGTTGTCTGCTCCGGGCGCTGTCGTGCTAACAAAAATGAGTTTTAATTCAGAAGATCCCGACGCGCCGGTCACACGAAGGTACGACGGGAGTTCCATGATTTCAGCCTTGCGGTTTGCATGCGGCAATCCGGCAGGAGGTGTGATCGCTGATACTGTTAAATTGAATGCCATATTATCTCCTATGCTACGAGGTAGTTATAGTCCATCAACGCGGAACCTGTCAATTCAAAAGCAAGCGTGCTGTCGTTGCCTTCCGTTCTGGATTCGTCGGGTAATGGCTCGGCTACTACCAGCACACGGTTAAGCTGGCATCTGCCCTTCCAAGAAAAACAGAATTGAATCTTTGAACCAACCAACATGTTTCTAAGCTCACTATCTTCCGGCGCTAGCCCGTTGGTGTCATCGGATATCCTGATCTTCTGTCGTACCTGTGTCAATACGTTGTATTCGCCGGTGTCGCTGTCCTTGGCTACGAATCTGGTACCCCCGGCCTTGGTCCATAGCGGGTACCCTTCTGCCCTGTAATAAACCTCCATGTCTACAACGCCTTGAAGTTCAGACAACCATAGTTCCGCATAAACAAATCGCTTTTGAAGGGGCGATGGCGTTTCGAAGTTCATGGCGGCGGTATAGACACGACACTCGGGCAACGACTTCCTGTTGTCCAGCACGGCGTCTTCCCTAGTGTAAAACCCGATCTCGTTACTGCTGCCAACGCCGAAAAACACCAGTTGCTTGCGACCGAAGCGTTCAACCTCGAATACCTGAATGAATCGGCACCCGGTAGAGATCCCCTCGTAAAGCATTGGCTGGCCGGTTAGCCCCAGCAGGTCGATGGTCATCAGCCCTTCAAAGTAGAAGTCATCCACGGAAATGCCGAACGGATTGACTACCTTGCGCTGCCGTGCAATTGAAGTAAAATATAGCCGATTGTCGTGGACCACGCCGGATGCGAATTGGTAGGCCCACGGTGTTTCGTCGTCGACCAGCGACTGCACCTTGCGCGATAACGGCAGGCTCTGGAGCAGCGCTCCGCTGCCTTGCGATTCAATTGCTGTTACCTTGAGGCTCCGTAGCCCGTCGACGCCAAGATAGAAGATGTCGCTGCCTACTGATACCAGCGATGCGGGTCCGGTACCTCCACCGTCCTGATAAAGAACTCGGGCGATGTCCGTGTCGTTCCATGTGGTACGCGGCGCCTGAACGCCAAACGAGCATACGCCCTTTTCAGCGAATACGACAAGCGCACCAAGACCGGTACCGCTGACGACGTTCGGTTGAAACATCATGCCAGTGATATTGCCCATCCAAGCTGGCAGACCGAAGGCACCACCGCCATTCAGGTACACCGTTTCCGTGAATTGCAAGACGCGCTCTGGTTGCCATGGCAGATAAATGTCACCGGCCATGAAGTATTTACCGTCTACCACCACGAACAGGCGCCCTTGCCCGAAGGTCATAATGGTACCGACGGGAACTTCCGGCAATGCCGGGTCACTTCCGCAGGTTGAGAATCTGGCGGTCACCCCTTCAACAATGATTGGCCGATTGAATCCGTCCTGAATGATCAGGTATTCATTGGCTTGGCAGAAGAACAGGCGATCAACGACAGGGCTCAATATGCCGGCTGCCGGGGTGATATCGGCAACGACAAGTGTTTCGGTGTCCAGCATGTAAATCCGGCCGAATATACCGAATACAATATAGTCTTTGCCAGCGTACTGGTAGACATAGCCGCCTTGGTACTTGCCGTCTTCAATAGTGTCAACGACGCCTGCCGCGCCGGTCATGGTATTGCGGATAAAAGATTTGCGTGTGCGAGCGTGGCCGGAGCGCAGGTCGAGGTTTACACCACGTGCGATTTCATTCTTGGCTATGAGTGATGGCGATACGGCGGAGTTCATGCCTCCCTGCAGACTTTCAAAACCATCATAGACGTTTTGCATTTTACAGTTCCGCTTCTATTTGAATACTGCACGCTTCTGTCGCATATCCAATAACAGCTTTTTCGGCAATCAGGCCGGATACCACCGTGGCCAGCATGTTGCCCATACTTTTTGTCGTATTGTAGTTTGTCCATGTTGGTGTGCCGGTATTGCCAACAATTTGCAATTCTCCGGGAATAGTGATCGCTGGGGCTGCGCGTTTCTCTTGGTACGGGATTATGAATTTAGCCGTCAGACCTGTCATGCCAATTCCAACCAGCGCGTCCTGATACTTAGTTTCCGTCAAAACATCGTCCACATAAACCAAGACAGGATCAGCGAGATCCAATTGCTCGTAAAATCGCCGGCAAAGACGCAGTTCTTCGTCGTATGGGCGCAGTTCTAAGTCGGTGGCCAGCGGTCCCTGCTCCCATTGCACGTTACAAATGCTGACGTCGTCCACCGGCAGGGCAAATTTAAGCGCCACATAGTCGTCACCGTCGGACCCTACGGTCTTTCCTGCGATGGAGGGTACGGTAACCGTCAGCGTGTGTTTTACCCATGCTGTGGTCAACGTGGCGGTCCCTACGACCGTTGGGACGTCGGCGCCGGCTGATACCGTCAGGGTGGCGCCGAAGTTCTGGACGATGGATATTGACAAGGTGCTGTCGGATATCTTCGACTTGGCCCAAAACGTCAAGGTTGTCTGCTTGCCGGCCAGGGTCCAGACGCTCTCAACGCGCTGCTCGATGGACGCGGATCCGGTTGGATTGGTCTTCAGGTAATACTTTGAGTTGTCCATCAGTTCGGATTCGCCCGGAAGGAACGATTCGCGGGTGACGTTGCCGATCAGCGATACATACCAGCGGTCGGCGGTATAGGCTGGGGCCGACAATGCGAATGATACGCCGCGTTGCCAGACGTTGAACAGCCCGTTGATGATTTTATTACGATAGGTGTAATTCAGCTTGGCCGTACTGTCAAGCGGCTGGTGAACGGCAAGGGTTGGTATGGAAACGTTGGTTTGTATCGCTGACATTATATTTCTCCTGTAGCAATTCTTCTATTTAATTCCACGACCCATAAGTCCATGGCCCGACTTCCCGGACAGCCTTGCGCTGGGCTGCTGCTTCGTCGGTCTGGCTGAATACCGTCCATTCGCCAGCGATTAACCCTTTGCCCCTTGGCACGATATTGTCATACGCGTCTTGATACTCGGCCTTAATCTGTGCCGATGATTTCGTCTGCCCGTACATCGGGTGGTGATGCCACTCGTATGCCAGCCCTTGAATAGTTGCCCCGGTTGCGTGTTCCCAGCCTTGGTTGTGGATGATGATGGGCTTGCGCGTGTACTTCCGGTAAATCTGTGCAAGTAGTTCGCATTCGCCCGGGGAAAACATTTTGCTTCCTTCCCACGCGATGCACCAGAACGGGACCACCGGATCAAGTTTGGTGACAAGTGCTTTTACCACACGCTCTATCTCAGCCGCGTCTTTCTTTGCATACCCTTTATTGTCCTCGCAGCAGAAGCCTCCCGGTATCGGCCATATACCCCAAGTCTGGATAGCGGCCAAGCAGTAGGCATAACACCTGTTGAGTTCGTCCTCATCGATTGGGGCGCCACGCTTGTTGCCTATGGTTGGGTACATCTGCCCGTCGTCGTTGAAATTGAGAGCAGGAAAGCAAGTTGAGCCGACGCTCTTTTGATAGTCAAGCATCCTAACAAGCTGGTCAATCGGAGCGTTCTTGTCAAAGAAATTGAGTGTGCTTGTGTATCTGCCGGGGTAAGGAGCAAACT